GATGACGCATGTGCGGCTTAAAGATTTCGGCGTTATTCCGGCTGAAGCGCCCTCTATTGCTAAAGGAGTAGCTTGCTGGCGCAACCTGTGGCTTTATGAACTAGATCTTAAGGCTATGGTCGAAGATAGCATTTTAGATGAGGAATGGGTAGAGAAGGCCCTAGATTATGTCCCTTCAGGTACTTCAGATGTTGCATCTGATCGCCAAGGAACTTACGACAAGAACGCTGGAGGACAGATTAACATTGGACAGGCTCAGGGGGGGCTATCTAAAGCAGGTCTATTCTCCAATAGAGGCCCGCTTAAAGTAGTTCGACTGCATTCTCGTCAGTTTGATTTAGATGGCGACGGATGGCCGGAGGAGAATGTTTTTTTTATTCATGAGCCCTCCGGCTACCTACTTGGCTGGTGCCCTGACGAATACATCGCTCCTACGAGGCCATTTAGAAGCTGCGCTGTTAATCCTCGGTTTGGCCAGTGGATTGGGTGGAGTTTGATCGAGTGGCTTACACCGCTTCAATCAGAATCTGCTACAATTCGTAATCAGAGAAACGACGCTGTTGATAAAGCTATTGCGGCCCCTGTTGTGCGTGACCTTGAGATGGAAGGCCAGGATAAAGAGTTCTCTTGGTCCCCTGGTGCAAGTTGGGGTATACGTCCTGGACCGGGCAAGAAAGCTTCAGACTATGTAAGCCAAGTTCAAGTGCCGTTTCCTCCGGCGCAGGCGTACCAGGAGGAGCAGTTTATTAACACGTATGCCGACCAAGTATCGGGCCTATCTGCTCCAATAGAAGGTGCTGCAACTAGTGCCCGGCGTACTGCTACAGAGATTAAAGCTCGTTCACAGGGAACAAATGTAAGGGCATCTTTAATGGCAATGCACTTCCGCTTTTTTTCCCGTAGCGTCATTCAGTTTGTGCATGGGCTTAAAAAGCAGTTTCCTGGGCAAGCAACAGAAACTAACATTGACCCTCGTCTACTGCAAAGGAATTATCAAATTGACGTTGCGGGAACAAACGACCCACTTAACATGGATGAAAATATTCAAGAAGCGTTGGAAATGTACAACCTCTTGCGGCAGGACCCGGACATTGTACAAAATCCAGTCCGGCGCTACGAGCTTAAGAAGTATATGTTCCAGGCGACGCACACCAAAGACTTTGAGGGGATTCTCGGTACTAAGGACGACGCAGAAAAGGCGCTTGCCGCTCAACAGGCTATGCAGCAGGCTCAACAAGCAGCACAGTCAGGAGGAGCCCCCCAAGGAGCCCCCCAAGGAGGCGGTGCTCCGCAGCCTCCAAGTCCCGTAGGAGCCGCCCTAAACGGCGGCGCACAAATGCACTAATATGAAACTAGTTTCAACAGAAAGGTAGCACTATGGACTCCGACGAAATTGTCCTTGACGACGCACAAGAGACGGTCGATACCCCAGAGAAAAAGGTAGAGGAAACTCCTAACTGGGCCAGTGAGATGGCGAATACTATGCGGGCCCTTGCCGATAAGGTGACGGCCCCTACGCCTGCGGCACGCCCACAACTTTCCCCTGACCAAATTCGGGAAGTTAATGAACGGCTTACAAAAGGAATTGTCGAGGGCAACCCCCTGGGTTCCGTGGGAGAACTGGCTAATCAAATCTCTCGCGAGAATATAGATAACTTTCGCCAAGGTCTGCGCCCGTATATAACGGAAGCCGTGGATGCTTTTGTCGATCGCTACCGTAGCCGCATGAAAGAAGATGCGGAGGACAAAGGGCAAATGGGCCTCTACCGACAAGTTAACAAACAATTCGATAGGGAACTGGAAGGCGAGGACCTGGCTTCCTTAATTGAAAAGCCTAAAGCTGAAAGGGACCGAGTGCTTAACCGCGCTTGGAAAGCAGCAAAAGGAGAAGTCCTTGGTAGCCGCGTTGTAACTAAATCTGTTGAGCGCCCGGCAGGGTCTAGTGGCTCTGGCGGGAGTAGTCCTGGCAGCGGCGCTAAGAACACGTATACTCTCTCCGATGTAGAGAAGCGTCAACTTTACCGCAGCATGAAAAAAGAAGATGCAGAAAAGTATATTAAAGAAATTGAAGGAGTTCTTGCAAGTGCTGGGGGTGGTGAATAATGTCTGACCGTGAAGATACTGCCCAGGCGCGTCCTGATACTTCAGACGTTCGTGTCCATGACCCTAACTGGCGTACATTTCAGAAGTATCGCATGAAAAAGTTCCCCGGCAGGAAGGTAACGCTTCCTACTGGAATAAATCTTGAGGCGTCTCGCTGGGCTAATGTGCGTCCTCCTGGAACAGACGATACGTTTGTTCTGCATAGCCCCGAAAAAATTCTCAAGAACCCGAACCCTGCGTGCCGGTACATCTGGCGTATCCGCAACAACGACGACACCATCGGACTTGTCGAAACGAATGAAATTCGCCCGGTCGCAATGGAGGAGCTTGTGCGTGACCGGCGTACAGCAAAAATCATTGGGTGGGTAGGACCCAACGGCCTGCGTTTTGCTGGCTGGAAGCGCCACGGGCTTTTCGAGGTATCTCCCCAATCGTCCTATGAGTGGTTTGGGTACCCGGAGGATGAGGCGATTGCCAAGCTACAGCGTCTTGGGCCAACTTTTGAGCATCAAGTGGAAGAAGAAATGCAAGGAAAGATGGTCGGTAATATGACTATTTCGGACACAAAGAAGGCTTCTCAAGAGCGTCGGGGACGCTGAAACTAGTTTCAGCAGTTTGACATCTTCGAGTTTTTAGCCCATAATAACAGTTAAGAACCCTTCTTTTGCAGCGATAGCGAGGCTCAGATGACGTAGGCATGGCTGTTCTCTCTTATGCCCCTCCAAGTTTGGTGGGGCGTCCAGGTATTCAATTTTTCAACCAGAAGTCTGTCGATTTCGCCCAAGGCGCTCTTTGGCGTCGTATGGACTTCCTTGTTACCGTCGTGGCGGGTACGCCTACCTACGCTAATCCTAACGGCGCACTTGCTACTACTGTGCCATCATTGGCGGGTCTTACAGTAACTCCGAATGGGACTGCGAGCCCAGGGCTAGCACAGGCTACACTCTACGGATTTTTTACTTACACGACAGGTACTGTAGAATCCCTTCCTAGTCCAGAGTTCATCATTTCCAACACCGCCGGGTTCCGTGCAAGCGTCAATGTCTCTGCAACAGTTGGCGTGCCCGCCGGAGCAACTGGGTACAATTTGTATGTAGGTGTGAGAGAGGGCGTCGAGTGGCAACAAAACCCGATTCTTGGTACTCCTGTAGCACTTGGTACTGTTACGACTTTGGTGTACCCGCTAGCCAATTCTGTTGGTGCTAATCGCGCTGCCACAAATGCTATCGGAACCGCCGCTGCACCCCTCCTCGGCCTTGCTAATGACGATTTCGATGTGTACTACTCTCCGGGTGGAACTAGTTTCAGTAGCAGGTCGCCTTTTGGTGTCGATGTAACGGCACCCCCAGCAGGCTTCCCCGAGCAGTACCGTGCGAAAGTTACTGCCCTTTCTGGTGGACAGCTTATCGAAATTAGCTTGCTTCAGCCGTGGACAGGCCAGCTTTATCAGCAGGCCGGAATTAACTTTCAGGCTGCAACTGGAACTGCTGGAGGCTGCTTCGTAGCGGATACTTCACAAAGCAACAAAATCCTCACCATTTTGGACAAGGTGCAAGGTCCGACTAATTCTGCGTATGAGGACGTCGGTGTCAACAGCGATACAGGAGCCCGCGTAATCTGTTCGATCAACAGTACCGCGGTGTTGGCGTTCTAAGATGCCTGCATATGGTGGGTCAGTCTCTACCCGTACTTCATTCCTCGCACAGAGGATGGTACTACAAAAAATTGTATCGCACCGCGCGCAAGAGGTGCCGCCATTCTACCCGAAGGTAATGGCAGAGTGCGGGGACTACGACCCCGAACGCTCATTCTTCGACATAGGAGCGTATGCTGAACTTGGGTACTTCCAGCAGAAGGATGAAGGAGCGCCCCCTGCGTTCGACCAGCCCTTCGAGCTTATCCCAAGTCACTTTGAGTTTAACACATTTGCGCTTGCTGCGAGTGTAACGAGAGAAGCCCAAAAAGAGGACCCAATGGACCTCATGGGTAAACTCGCTCCTATGCTCGCAGATTCGTGGCGTTCAACTGAAGATGTCATGTATGCGAATACCTGGAATCAGGCGTTTAATCCTATCCAAACGCTGTACGATGGGCAGCCGCTAGTCTCCTCGACTCATTTGCTAGGCGCGGTGCCTGGAGATGCTGGTCCGCAAGCGCGTTTCGGTCAGGTATTTTCCAATCTTATAGGGTCGGTTCAGCCATCTCCTGAAGTGCTCCGACAAATGGAACTTATCTTCGAGCTATCTCTTTCAGACAGAAACTTGCCGCAATCTCGGGAGGTCATGTATATCATGTGCCATCCGAACTACGCGAAGTCGTGGCGTGAAATTGTTGGTAGCCCCTACGCCCCCAATTCTAACGAAAACACGATTAACACGGAATACGACGTTGCAAAGGTACTAGCAAATAGATACCTCACTAACGTTTCTGCGTACTTTGCCATCGGCGCGCCTACGTTTCCGAAGTCTGCGGGACATTGGATACTTGTAGCACACAAGTGGCAGAATGAGGTATGGACGTGGTTCGACGACATGACCCGCGCTTGGAACATTTCTTCTGAAGCTCGTATTACGTTTGGCCCCGCCGACTGGCGCGGTGTTGCCGGAAGCCCTGGAGCCGGGCCATAAAGCAGGTCCCTAAGTGACAAAAAGCAGGTCCTGTGGTATACTACCTTAGGTAAATTTAGGGAAAGCATAGGAAAAAGCTATAG